TCTATCTAAGCCTTCTTGGTTATAAGAAGGAACAAAACCTTTAATCGACTTACTTTCTTCATACGTGATTGGTAACTGTTTGAAGAAGTCAGGATCAATTGTACCAAGTTTGTACTTGTCACCCTTCATAAAGAATTGGACTAGTTCCTCGAAGTAAGGCAGATTCTTACAATTTTCAAGTATCATAATCCATCGGAGTATTTCCATCTTAGCACTCCATTTCGAGGCGTCGTGAAACCTCTCGGGATGCATCGCAGTATTTAAAGCGAGAATACTGGGATAATTACCTTTGTTAATATTCAACCGTTCATCGAAATATCTCTGAAGGTATACTGTCGTGTGTTTATCAAATCTCTGCTTCTCTGGACTTAACGCTAAATTTAACTTAGCGGATTCAGTAAACATTACATCCTTCACAAATTGTTCTGAGTGATAATCACTTATGTAGTTGAATACAAGATCGTCGCCTAGACCTTGGCTCTTTATTTGGCCTTCCAACTTGCTATCATAAGCACAAGTGAGATAGTACGACACTATCGACTCTAAGAAATTTGTTAACCCAGATCCAGACATTAGTCCATGTGGTCCTTTGACTAGTTTGTCAATCTGTGTCATGACCGGTATATCAAATACATGCTGGATAATATTGTTCCACTCTTCGTGGTATTTTGATTGGTAAAAGTCCTTCGTAATCTCGAATACTAGTTCTCCGAGTTTTGAGTTAAAGTACTTATCCATAGCCGTATAATCCTGTTGTACGTAAGAAACATCACGATTGAAGAAGTTAGTTAGATCAAACTGTGTTTCAACAGCATCAAAACCTTCCCAAGCGGCAAAGAATGGTAGGTTAGTTTTACGGATATGGTCCATCAACGGGTATAAATATTGCTTCTCGACAATATTCGTGCTAAATGGCGCAAGGAATATAAATCTTTCTTTCCCTCGCTGACTCCTAGAACCCAAAATCATAGGATATTCTTGCCATTTGCCGGACTTTGCGTCCTCGACTGCGTGCCGTAAAACGGAAGGATCGTTTCTTTTGGCGAAGTCGGGAGATCCAGAGTTTGTGATTAATTTATCATCATACTGGTCCCTCTT